TATTAGAAAAATATTCATCTTTATACTCTTTATGCTTTAAGACTTCATTTCCAGATATTATAAGAGGTACACCTTCTACTCTAGTAATCGCAGGTTTTTTTCTTGATGGATAAGAGAAAGTATTCCTTCTCTTAGCTGATGATGAATATTTATCCCCCTTCTCATCCCGCCACTCTGCTATGTCATCTAAGCTCAGTAGAAACTCTTTATAGGCTTCTAGGCTTTCAAAGTCTGCTTTTTCATCCATAGCCATACCGCCCTCGTTGTATCCTTCGTAGTCTAAGTCCAACACAGGGTTTTTAGCTAACACCAATGGACCGATTTGTATTACCTCTTCTGCTGATGTAGCTACAGCATGAATAGGCGCATTTGATTTTTCTCTACGCACATAAAAGTTACCCTGTCGTCTAGGGTCAAAACCTAACTGTACCCACTCAGGATCGTTCAGTAACTGCTCTGCTTGTTTACGTATGTTTTCTACGTCTAAATCTTTTACATAGCCACTAATAGCAGCATAAGGTGTTTTACCGTAGGTGTCACCTCTAGGATTCTGTTGTGCTGCACCAATACGCTCACCTGTCTTGATATTGGTTTCATACTTCTTTGGGTTATCTGAGTTTAAAAGTATGACAGGTTTTCCATCGCCACCTTCGTAGTGAACAGCTTTAGCATAGTGCTGCCCCTTCTCACCAGTCTTTGCACCTGCAACAATCCAAGTATCAAACTCTTTATAGGCAGTAACATCTAGTCTACCATCAAAGAAGTCACCTATAGATAAGCTAGATTCTTTAACACCTAAGTTAGCTGCTTCTTCTGGTGATAAAACAAAGCTACCTCCTGAAACCTGATTAGGCTTAAGGGAATATACCATAGCCTTTGTAGAAGGTTCTCTAGGAAGCTGATCCCAACCTGTTACTGGTTTATATTCATCAACAACTTTTAGATATTCTTCTCTAGTGATTTCTTTATCTAGTAGCTTTTGAGCTGCATCTTCTAGCTCAGGTGTTCTTACAACAGGGTCAACATCTCTGCTTTCCTTGATAAAAGCTTTTACATTATCTTTCCAAGCTTCGACATCATCCTCTACATCAAAAGAAGCCATCTTTTCAGCATACTCTGCGTTGTCTAGCTGCGGGTTACCTGCAATATCTGGCTGACTACGTGGTACTTTAGGGATGTCGCTTTCTACTTCTACAATCTCATTACCGAAGTGAATAGATGTTCTAGCGTTGTTTGTAGAGTCATATATCTCTACAGGATTCATACCTAGCTCTGGCTCAAGTGTAAACGAAACTTCTGTGTCTGGAACAGGGTCACCTGCTTTGTGAGGTCCATAATCCTTAGTGAATACTAGTTGAGCTTTACCTTCACCAGAGGGTCTAAACTGGTATAATCCCGGCTCACCTTTTTGAAACAGTGGGCCAAAACGGTTCATGTCCTCGTAAGACATGTAGATAGTTTTACCACTAGTAGGTTGTTTTACAAAGTCTCCGTCTGGTGTATCAGGCGCTCTCTCACGTGTAGTACGTGATTCATCTTCAACTGTATATACAGAACCACGTTTGGTTTTAAACTTAGCACCCTTCCTGATTAGGTTAGCTGCTGCGTCACCAATACCGGGAATAAGGCCGATCACTTCAGTACCAGCCAACATCCCAATCCTCATATAGTTAGGATTCTCTTGTTCTAACTCTTCAGTAATGTCTTGCACAGTGTAATATGTGCCGACACCGGGTAAGCTTTCCCAGCCAAACTGGGCTACACCTTTAGCTGCCTCTAGTTGATCTCTATATTCACGATCATAAGAAACACCACGGGGGTTTAAACCTCTGTCTTCTTCAACCATAAAGTTTGGAATAGGCGCATTGGATGGCTGTGGCTTACGGCCCATTAACTGTCTCCCTGAGTAACTTGAGTTTACGCAGAGTAGACACTGCGCCCTGCGCTCTGTAGAACACGGCAGGTTCAGTTGCCTGTTCCATCTGTTTATGCTGTAGATAGATTAAGTCGTCTAAGTGTTCCTTAAACGCATCCATAAAGTCTTTGTTATTGACCCATTGCTTGAGGTGGTTGCTCATTACCTGTAAATCCTTGTTCGCCCGGTGTTGGTGCGGTACCTATCCCCATCTGCGATCCACCTCCACCTGATGTATCTGCTACACCCTGTGGTCCTTGTCCCTCTGGTCCTGCTACGCCTTGCTGTTGTGCTTCAGGTGCAGGAGCTTGGAAGCCTTTAAGAATCTCTGCTTGGATAGCCGCGTCAGCCATAGAGTTAGTAACCTTATCTGGATCAAGGTCCATACTCTTAGCAATCTCACGGATAATATAATCCATCTTAGCGAAAGGTGCAAGCACTGGATTCTGTGCTACTTGCAAGAACTGCATCAAACGTTGTGAGCGTACTTCGTTAGCCATCAAGCTTTCTGTACCAGATGCGTTAACTTCCAAGTCGCCGCGAATGGATTCGTCAAAGTCAAACTGCATGTTAAACGCGAAGAATGCTTTTCCTAGAGGGCGAATGAGGTAGTCATCAACATTTTTAACCACAGTGCGAATACTGCCATTAGCAGCAGACATGAGCATACTAATACCAGAAGCAGTGCGCCCAACACCTGAGACACCAGTTTGACCGTGCGCAAAGCTAGGGAAGCCTGTTGATTCATCTGCTAAAACTCGTGCCTTATCAAAGAGTTGCATGTTTTCGCCAGCAACGTTGGGGAACTTAGTACCGAAGATTGCCTGACCCGGCGCACCGCCTTGGCGACGAAAGATTTTGCCGGGGTAAACAGATAAGTCCTGTCCCGGTACTAGATTGGTTTCGTCTACTTCGATGATAAGATTACCAGATAGTGCAGCGTTGTCAATAGCCATACGCATAAAGCCGTTCATTAGCGTCTGCGTATCGTCCATGTTCTCTGCGATACCAACACCAAAGAAGCTATATGGATTATGCTCATATGGGGTAGCATAGTAAGGAATGCGTGTAGGCTTGAATGGGTTAAGCACGAAACGTAGTACTTCACCGTTACATGTCCACACGTTACAGTTTACCTCGTCTAAGTCTTTCAACTCTGATGGAATCTTAACGCCGTGTTCCTCTAGTAGTTCTACGTCTACGAAACCCCAGAACTCCAACACTTCCCAACGCTCTGACGTAGGCTGTGTGTCGTCGTCTTCCATAGTCATTTCCCAGTGCTTCTGAACGTAGTCAGCACCTTGACGTACAGCTTCTTCAATAGCGTCATTCATGAAGTATGGACGTTGCTTCAGAGAGCGTAGCTGTGTACGTGACATCTTGTGACGTTCAACTACATACTCAGCATCATTCATAGACTTAGCTTCTGGGTCAGGGTAGAAGTCCCACACAGAAACGTGGCTACACTCTGGTACTGTCTTGATGAGTGGTTCATACTCACCATCAGCATTCCAGTTAGGATACTCTTTGTCTAGCGCGAATGGTCCTTTCATCACGCCAGTACCCATCAGTGCCATCTCGAATGCCATAGAGCGTAGGTGTGTAGAAGCACCACTCTCTTGTAGCTGATCGTGAATCTTCTTTTCCATCTTCTTAGCTGCAATCATAGCAGGATGGAATGTCACAGTGGATGCAGTTGTACCTTCACCCTCAATGATCTTATCTGATACAGCTTCAACCTTGCTGTTCAAACCTGCCATACGAGCTTGTAGGTCCATCAAAGTCTCACCGGGTTGTAGCGTTGTGTCGCCATCAATTAGGTAAGGGCTTGAAGGTTTCTGCTCTGTAACAGCACGAATGGCATCAGGTGATGCAGATGCTTTAGGGTCTAGGTTAATGTGTACCGCTTCTGCTACACCATCTGGCAACACAGACGGATTAACAGATAGAGGGAACTTGTTGTTTCCGAATAGTACGTCAACGATCTGTCCGTATGCTGCTAGTGTTTTAGTCTTAGTAACTTTAACAAAGACACGTGATTTCTCTGAGTCTGTGAACTGAACGTCTGAACCATAAATGCCGCGATAGTTTCTATACGCACGTAGCCAACGTTGTTCATCTGCGTAACGAGCATCTTCTGCACGTTTGTAACGCTCTTGAACAAAGCCTACTACGCTAGACTTCTCACGGAAGATACTATCGTCGCTGTCTTCTGCAGCTACGACTTCATCTGTTTCAAACATTTCTTCTTGTTCTGCCATACTTAATATCCAAATGTTGAGTCACTAGCTTGAAAGCCTGTGCGTTGTGTTGCTGTGTTGAAATCCCATACACTGCTGCGTGGGCGTGTCATGACACCGTAACGCAAGGCATCGTACAAGTGATCCTCTGCATGTGTGTCTACATCTTCTGGGTTACGTTTATCCAGAGGGATGCTTGGTATCTGCGCTATTGTGTTAGTGCAGTTGTCCATGAATACTAGACGTGGTTTCTCTGTGAAGTCATCTACTTGTAAACGTCTATGTATTTCGTTTTTACCTGCGATACGAGAGCCGCGAGAACGATCTGAAGGACGCCAACGACAACCTTTCATGATCATCTGTTCCGCTAGTGATGGCCCTGTATCGCCACGGTTGTGCCATAAAGATGAGTCAAGCACACCGTATCTCATACCACCGTCATGTCTTTCTGCGTCTAAGATCATATCAGCTAAGTCTGTCGCTGTAACCTTAGAGACATACATCTCACGATATACGATTAGCTGTTCATCAGGGGAAACAGCAAACCATAGAACGCCAGTGTAACTACCATAACCATAATCACAAGCCCTGAATTTAACCCAGTTCTCAGGTATGTCAAAGCTTTCGATAACATGTTTTGACCTGTCAAACTCTGGGAAGGCTGCACCTTCGTTGATGTCCCAGTTTCCTTCGAGCAACTGCTTTCGTTGATGCTCTGGTAGTGATAGTAGCATGGCTTCATAGTCGCCAGCATCCGCGAGGTAAGGGTTGTCGAACAAAGACGCAGGAATAAATCTACGCTTAAACAGAGGCTGACCCGCTTTACTGTGTCCTTGAGGGAATGTAATAGTGTCGCCTGTTTCAATATTCGTAGCCCAAAAAGGTTTACCTGCCTGTGCAGGATCAATGAACATTTTCTTAACCCATGAGTGACCTGCGCCACCGGGGTTGGTTGTAGCTCTCATGTACAAACCTAAGTGTTGTGCTGAGCTACGTAAACGTGATCTCATATAATCCCAAGCGTAAGGGCTAGACCATTGTGTAAGTTCGTCGAATCCAATCCAGTTAAAAGCCTGACCTTGGTATCTGGTGACATCTGTATCCTTATCCAGATAAGACATCCATAGTCTTCCACCCTTTGGGCTAGTCCACTGAGACTTACGCTCTGACCATTTGATACCTGGTACGGCACGTGGGTACAACTCCTGAGATTTTTGTATTAGTTCTCTAAGTTCTTCCGTAGTGTGACGTACAAGTAGACCAGAGAAGTTAGGATCATTCAAACCATGTAGCGGATCAGCAAGCATAGCATATGACTTACCGCCACCCGCTGCACCACCATATAGAACCTCACGTTCTGACGCACTTAAGAAATACGTCTGGGGGCCGGGGTTTGGTTTGAACACTACATCCTGTGCTACATCCACGTCGAACTCAGGTGCCACCGCTTTTGCAGGTACAGTCTCACTGGGGGTAGCGACTGTTTCAACTGTCGTCGGTGTACTCTGCGTATGCCCCGACCCCTTGGGTTTCGAGCTTTTCGATTTCCTCAAGGGTTTCTTCGAGCCACTTGGCAAGCTTCCGCTTAATCGCAAGTGCTTTTCTACGTCTTTGCTCAACTTCAACTCTTTTCTTTAGGCCACCGTGTGATATGTGTCGGCCTGTTTCTTTGCTCAACCATTGTGCTACTGCTCGTAGACTATACTGCTTGAGGTGTCGTTTTGCAAGCTCTAACGCTTCAAGTTCGTGTTCGACAGGTACAAGTAACTTGTCGTTCTCTGGATGTAGCTCATAGCCGAAGGGAACCTTTTGAGTTACCCTTACAATAGTGTGCCACTTCTTGTCTGTGTTCTTAGGTGGCAACGGTAGCTGCCAATAACCTAAATCTCTTTGCGGTATTATTCGTTCGTACCTTCTTTTGGTGGTAGATAAAAGATGCCACCACTTGATGTGACATCCACTTTATCTACTTTACCAAGTCCTGCACGGTCTAGCAAGTCTTTTGCTGCGACCATCTTCTCTTTGATGCCTAGTTCAGTAGGATCATGTATAGCGCCAACCATAGCCATAGCAGCCTTGGGCGCACTACGAGCAAAGTAAGTACGTGTCTTTTCCGCGATCTCATCTTTCAAAGATTCCACAATGGCTGTAGTGCTGGACTCAGGTGCATAACCTGCCAGTTTCTTAGCTGTAACAACGTCACCGCCAGCATCATCAAATAGTACTTCAAGAAACTTAACTTGCTTCTCTGTTAGATTCCTTGCCATAGATTAACTCTCTTATTTGTGAGCGACCTATACCTAGATCACGTAGTTCTCGCTCAGATAACATATTTAGTAGATGATAGTCTGCGCGTTTCTGTTGTGCAACTTCAATAGCTTTCCATGCACGTTTTAGTAGGTTAAGCATAACGTTCTCCTTTGTTGTATGCGGAGATAGTTATACTCATGGGTAGGTCAGGTAGTAGTACCTATTATTGCATACCCGCTATTACCCTACAGGGATAAATGTTTCAGTTACAGTAATAATGGTATCAATATGTCCTGCGCTAGTAGGCGTGACTCTAATTTCATCACCGGGCTGTAGAACTAAGTCAATATTACTGAAACTTACGTAGTCACTAGCGTTGATAGATTTACCTTTGAGGAAGTGTGATGTGTAAGTGTCAGCAGATACGTACCATTCTACTTCTACAGTGTTAGTAGAGGTACCGCCATTAACAACATGGATAAACGTAACCTCTGCTGTAGCATTAGCAGGGCAAGTATATACAGTTTCTGCTGTTGTGCCTGAGTTGTGTCCGTAAACGGATTTAACACGTGCTGGTTTACCCTGCTGCGCTAGTGACATTAATCGCCATCCTCAATAGGTTCTGCTTTTTTCTTAGGCTTCGGTTTAGGCTTAGGCTTAGGCTTATCCATCTCAAGCTGAGCCTTTACACATATCTCAGTAATGTTAGGATCATTAGCGTATACATTACCAAAGCGATCCTCACAGGCTGCGTGGTTGCCACGTGCATCCCACACATTCCCTGAAGTATCTACTGTGAAGCCGTGTTTCTCTAATGCTTTTGCATACTTAGCGTAAAACTTCATTTTGTAATCCTAGTCCGTTGATGTTAGACTTCCAACTATAAAGCGGGTAATACGCAGTATAGCCTTCATCGTCCTTTGCGTTTTTACCTTGTATAAGAGTGCCAAAGAATTTATCTTTTTTAGCTTCTTCTATAGCTTTCATACCTCTATCTTTAGCAAAGTCCCAAAACTCATTATTCCATTTACTACCTGAAGCATAGTGTAGCATAATAAAATATTCTACTTCTCTAAAGAACATATCCATATGATAGTCGTATGTAGCATTAAAGCCATCATAATGTAACTTATGCTCTAAGCAATGAACAACTCTAAACACGCTATCTAGTGTGGTGGCTTCCATAGGCTCTAAGAAGAAACCAGAGTTACCTGCGTAAGCTACCCTACCGTCAAAAAGCTTTTTACGTTTATAGTTATCAAAGTGAAAGCTATTAGTTTTAGACGTAGCTGTCACATCTAAATCATGTATAACTTCTTGTATGTCTTCTTTTACCTGATCAAGAGTTGATATGTCTCTGTTGTAAAGATAACCAACACTACAGCGTGTTGTAAGAGGTATTACAAACACCCAACCCCATTTACGAGCTATCGTTTTGGTGTGTAGATATTTAGGTTCTGCATTCCAAGAGCATTGAACAACATGTACAGCATTTACAGGTATGTACTTTGGGATGTCGTAATCATCAAAGCTTTCAGGTTTACCTGTGCAGTCTACAATGATATCACTATCTATATCATCATGTGATACACTCTTTTTATGTATCTTTACCTTTTCGCCTCTTGTGTGATTTGTAAAGACATCATCTTGAAACTTAGTAGCATTAAAATGCAATCCATACATACCTGCACCGAAATGGTGTATGAAGTCTTTACCGCCCCAGTTTTGATACTCAATACCTATTTTAGGACGTGCATCTAATTTATCTAGGTCTTCACCTGTTGACATATACTTGAAGTTTGTAAGGTGATTTACAAAATGAGGAGTAGTACCTTCACCTACTGATACAGGGTCTGACTTAGGGTCATAGTACCAATCAATCTTAAGTTTTACGTCTGGGTATTTTCTTTTAAGTTGTAGTGCCTTTAGGTAAGAGATACACCCAGCAGTTCCCTTACCTAAGATAGCTATTTTCTTTGTCATAGTATAAGTATTTCTTTTTTAGTTTTGTTATAGTTATAACACTTATAGTACTATAGGTCAAGATTAGTTTGTTTTCTTCATTGGGCGTTCTGCTGGGTTAGATGCACCACAGTAACCGCCTTTGTACATCTTCATCTTCTTAGCCATACCGCCGTATGACATTTTATTCTTTTGCTTTTGGCAACCTTCTTTGGCGCACTTAGCTGGAGTCTTACACCCCGGACACGGTTCAAACTTCATGATCTTTTCCTTTTGTTTGTTGGTGTAGGGCTGCCACCCTTGCTATAACCTGAAGCGTGAATAGCTCTGCCTTGTCTCTCAGCTGCAGCTTTAGTCTTGTAGACTTTACCA